AATCAGTAGCTTGGGCAGTTAAGGGAAAACTACTGAGGAATAATAATAGGAGTATAAGGTTTCTCAGTTTTTGTGCCATCGGATTTTAATTTAATTTCCTTATCAAGTTCACCATCATTATCAGTATCCAAATATTCAATCGTTTCTTTGGTAGTATGTTTTTTGCCTATTAGAGTTGGAAATGAAGAATTAACAAAATCCTCGTTTGCTTGACGATTGTAGTTTTTCTGCAATTGATTGAAAGTTACGGCAGCTTTCGTATCATATCCTTGCTTGATTAGTTCTTGTTCGTGTCGTGCAAGGTCATCAGCAATATACTTATCTATCTCGGCTTGAGTCATTATCGCCCCATCTTCTTTTAGAAAATTACGCTTATTATATCTGGTGCAATACAGTTGTTTTCCGTCGGGGTTGCCTTGAGAATATTCGGCTATTTTTTTACCTGCAAAATTGTAGATTGAGCCATCCTTGAAAGTATATTGACTTTCGACTACTTTCCCATCGGTTTTGTATTCCGTGCATACTATAATGTTTCCATTGTTGTCATAACCTTGTGTAACAATTACTCTGTCAACATCAGCAAAGACAAAAGTTGTCAGCAAACAAAAACAAAAAGCTAAAATAGGTGTTTTCATAAAGCCTCCTTTTATTCACGAATTGCCATATATAAAACGAGCCCTTTAGCGGCTGTCCCGTCGTGAATGCTATCTATGTCAATCGTTATTATATCCCCAACTGCTAATGTGGTATCAGTTAAATCAGGCGGCGTTCCTGCTGTGGTCGTGGTTTTCTCTGTCGTATCAAAGTCAAGTTTATTCGTTGTCATTATTGAAGTGCCATTGAAACTAATATCCACTACTAAGCCTGTCCCTGTGTTAGTGCCTGCTGTGCTATTTGTCGCATACAAGTAAAACGGAGTAGTATCACTTTGGAGGACAGTTCCTGCGATAGGCGAAACAAAATCCCCTGCGATATTTGTCGCCGTTGCACAATCCGTATCTGCTTCAACAAGATTAAACACTAACCAGCGGATATTTCTTTTGGAGGCTACGAATTGGTCAACCGGCATAGCCCTTGTTGAGTCTGTGCCTGTGTCTATTTCTGCTGTGGTTGCGAGTTCGGATATTCCCGCTGTGGTTGTGTTTGCTGTGGCTACGTTCAGCGTTCCTGCTGTAATACTTAACCCTGTCCCCTCAAGGTCTGTGCAGGCTGTCGTATCAGTTACAATCACTCCTGCCAATCCATCTAACCTGCCAATCTCCGCCTCTGAAATAGTCTTGCTATCAGTAGTCAGGCTTGTGGTAATTGTGGGAGTGGTTAAGTTCCAGGAGGTTACGGCTACGCTGTCGGCAAGGGTAACAGCTCCGTTGTTTGCCATTGTAGCCTCACCACTCATAGCAGCATAAACAACAGTATCAGCAGCAGTTCCTATCGGTATTTCAGTTGTGGCTATTCCTGTGCAGACTGTTTCTAAGTTGTTGACTTCGGCTGTGCCGGGTAAGTCATCATAATCTATTTCTCTTATTCCGACGCCAGCCTCTAAAATTAACATACTATCGCCACTTTCAAAAGCTGTTCTGGCGGGATAAGCGGCTATATCAACAGCGCCTTCATCATCTAAATAATCTATATCAGCCCAATTTATATCTTCGTTGTTTATGCTATCATTAGTATAAGCCCCCGCTGTGATATTTGCCACCAGCTCATCTATCGTATGCCACTCGAATGAACCACCCGCTCCAGACTCATAAGTCAAAATATCCTCGTCAGCAGCAGCATCTGTCATATCAAGGTCAATCTCGGCTATTGAATCGTTCTGAATATGGCCTGAGTCAACACAATCCCCATCAAGTCTGACATCCCCTGCTGCTCCAGTAGCCACATCGCCCCAGTCGGAGGAGTGGACAAAGTGAGCAACCCCTATTGCATCATCATTTATATTTGCGGTAACGGCATCCGGCCCGCCTGCTCCACCGTCAGCAATAATAAAATCTATGTTTCCGGTTGAGGCGAAGGCTGCTGTTGTGTCAACGGCGGTGCCGTCAACGGTAACGGCATCGCCTGAAGATGTAAGAGTAGCAGGGTCGGTAAAGGTTACCGCTCCTGCCCCGCCTGTTGCCAGCACATAACCTGCTGTTCCATCGGCAGTTGGCATAGTGTAATCAGTAGCTGCCGGGCCAATCGTCAATTGACCGTCTTTTCCTATCTTAAACATTGCATCGCCATTGTTGTCTAAACATCTCAAGAATATGCCGTTAATATCGGAGTCATCGGTAAACTCAAGGTCTAAGAGGTAGGTGTTGTTGGTAAGGTCGGCATCGCTATTGTCAATCTTAAACACCGTGCCGTTATCAAGGGTGGATTGCCAGATATTAGTATATCCGGCGAAGCCAATGGTGGAGTTTGCGTCGGGGTCGCCAATGTCATCGTAGGCGGTTGAGCCGCCTGCCATATCGTCTAAGGTATCAAGGGCAGCTTGCAGGTCATCATCACCGGCCCCCAGGTTGTTGTCAAAGTTTGTAACATCTACCTCGATATCAGCTGCTTGAACATAATCAGCGAACCATAGCTCCAGAGTATCGTCCCATATCAACTGTTGAGCGTCTAATGGCGCGGTTTTGTCTACGTCCCCGGGGGCCTGCAAAATATTATAAAAATCTTCATCTCCTACAACAGGCGGTGATAAGGCGAGCATCAATAAAAATATAAGAGATATTATTTTTAGTTTCATTCAGGCGTCGACCTCCCTGCATCTTCTTGCCTCAATCTCTTTAGTGTTCTTATTTTTTCGTCTAATTGCCTTTCGAGGATCTTGTTCATTCTCTGCTTCTCGTCTAAGGTCTTTGCCTCATCCTTGAGCTCTGCTTTTTCTTTGGAAATAGACTTGAGGTGGGCACCGTTTGTTTTTATTTTTTCGTCTATCTCTTTTTCTCTTTCCAGCAATGAAGCCTGTGCCTTTTTACTTTTCTCTGTTGCTAACCTTGCCTCTTCTTTCTTTTTTTCGATGTTGGCCAGGATGTCTTCATTCTCAGACTTAAGAGCCGATATCTCTGCCTTTGCATCAGCGTGGCTCTGCTCTACTGCTCTTAATTCTGTTATTTTATCTTCTACACTTTTTCTCATGCTCTCCAGTTCAAGCAACTTGCTCTCGTAATTTTGCTCCTTCTTTATAACAACAGATTCCCTGCCGTCAAGATTCGTCTTCCGGGTATTCTGCTCGGTCTGTAGGGTTAGGGCATTATTCATTAAGGCCTCTGCCTCGCTCTTCTTGGTGGCAAGATTGGTCTCGTGGGCAAACTTCTCAGCGCCAAAATCTGCCCTATCTTTTTCTACTTCTTCCTTTATCTTTGCCGCCTCTGCATCTTTTTTCTTGGCGGCCAGAACAAAGGTGCTTGCTTCCTGCTCTAAAATAGCCGCCTTTTCTTGAGCCCTTGGAATCAGCTTATCTGCCTCTTCCTTGATCTTCTTCGCTTCGGCATTGGCATCGGCTATGATTTTCTCGGCCTGTTCCTTTGCCGCATACACAGGCTTATTCGCATCTCTTAACATCTGCGGTATTACTACCTCTTCCAGCTCTCTCTTTCGCTTCTCTAATGTATCTACAACAACAAGCTCGCTTAATTCCTCCGATGATCTTTCCCCTACCATAACTCCTCCTTATGGTTATGTCAGTAGTTTTTACTTATGCCTCGTATCTTTTCTGGGCGCTTAATCTAAGCGTTACTACTGTGTCCGATACAGTTGTAGTTAGCTCTGTTATCTTTATCCGCATCTGCGCAAGAGTGATAAGAAACAATTGCGTACTGTGCTGGTTTTTATCGTTTACATTTGATTCTATGTCCGCAAGCGTCTTTGGATCGGACCAGCCCACGTCTGGGCTTGATCTTTGCTGCAATTCAAGCTTTACGCTCGGCGTGCCGGTAGCCGCCACCTTGTATTCAAGAGCAAAACTACTTAGGTCTACCAGTGACCAGGCCTCTGAATATGCGATTGCGTCTGCTCCTACCGATACTGCTTCCTCTGTTGCGCGAGGGTCTGCGAGATTTTTGACTACGACGGGTCCATTATCTATCATCTCTTCCTCCTTGTATTATGTTGCTCAGTTAATTTGTGCTTTTACTATTCGTATTCGATGGTCACATCACCGCCTGAACCTGTGAGGATCCAGCCTAAGGTATCGTCTATCCATGTAAGCGATATAAAGCTCCCCGCCTCTGTTGGCCAGGTAACTGAATTGAATCCTGTGTGAGTGGTGTTGGTTCCGACGGCTTCGATATCGAAGGCTAACTTTAATGTTCGCGCATCATGTTCACACTTCACCAGCGTTATCTCTTGCCCATCGTCATCCCCAGCTGCCATCGTGAAGGTCTTCTCTGCTCCAGATAGTTTTAAGATAGCAAACGCAAGGTTAGCGGATCTGAGCTTTGACACGCCCGAGACAATGGTGGATACGCCTCCTCTGTTAGCACCGGTATACAGCAAGTTCATACCGCTCATATTAACATAGACCTGGCCTTCTGAATCTACCTTGAGAGGTACGCCAGTTCCGCTATACAAGCCCCCTAAAATAGCGTGCCCCCAATCATAGGCCATAACTAAAAGAGGTCGCTGATAATAAATAAGCCCTGCCAAAAGAATCGCAATCCCAATGATTATTGCTACTAATTTTTTCTTCATTAATCATCTCCTTTTTTGCTTGACTTGTTAATAGTTAAATGTTATACTTGTGTCATCTGAAAAAGTTGCGGTATTTTTATGTCTAAATAATGGCGGTCGTAGGGTTAAGTAACTTAACCGTTGCTTTTTCAGATACCCGAAAGCCGCCGCCTTTATTTGGAGGATGATATGCGTGATAAATTGGGTAGATTTGTTAAAGGACATCGCTCTTCGCCTACTACCGAATTTAAGAAAGGACAACATAGTTCTCTGACGACAGAATATAAAAAAGGACACAAACCTACGCATGGGTTTAAAAAGGGCGTATATCAAGGTTATGGATTCAAAAAGGGTCATCAAATGAATAAGGGTTCTGAAAATCCTATGTGGAAAGGCGGAAGAATAAAGCATATTGGCGGATATGTTTTTATTAAAAAACCCAATCATCCTTTTTGTAGCAGTAAGGGTTATGTGTTTGAACATCGCCTTGTAGTTGAGCAACAGATCGGGCGTTACCTTAGGCCTAAAGAAGTGCCTCATCATCTCGGAGCAACAGATGATAACCGCCCTCATATGCTTATGGCATTTAGCAGTAATGCGGTTCATCGTAAATTTCATGGCAATCCTGCAAGTGTTAAGCCTTCTAAAATTGTTTTTGATGGGCGCTTAATCACGGATATATAAAGTTCCATCTGATTCAACTTTTAGAGCCACCCCTGTTGATCCGTAAAGTCCGCCTCCAAGAACCGATTTCCAAGAATATGCCCCAACCATGTCAGTTAATACTGCAGCAATCAGGAATGTAAATATCAAGATTAGAAATATCGCAATCATCTTTTTCATGGCATCCCCTTCATTCTCATTTGTATTTTTTCTTTCCCTTTTTGCCTGTTAAAATCTCATAATATCTAATACCTGTAGCTATAGGAGCTGCCGTTACAGGTTCTAATATGGAGGTTGCTGTTTTTAAATAATCTTCGCCAGTAACTTCCTTTTTAGTCAATGCTCGCAACCCTTTTTCTAAATCATCAAACAACGGAGTACTAAATACTTTATATATTTTCTGGCTTAACAATTTTCTTGCTACGGTTCTCATAGCATCATCAATTACAGGTATAGCATTTACAGGACTTACTATCATTTGTATTATGATGTCGTTAAGGAATTTTTCTAATAGTTCCTCATAATCCTCGTCGTCTTCTCTTAATCCAATCGTCTTGCCCAGCAATGAAAAAGCTGTCTTTGTCATATATCCCGCAGAAATATATAGTATGGGTTGAACAACAACATAGATTGTCATTGTCTTTGCAAACTGCTCTAATGGTATATCGCCATTCTGATAGCTTATAATGGCGTCTGCCATTTTTCTAAAATACTGATTTGCTGTATTCTTAAAGGCCAAGAATAATCGAGTAAAAGGATTCTTGCTGTTCTGGAATTGAGATATGCTTGAGGAAAGTCCGGATTGTTGGGCTTTCAGTGTTGCCCTCTCAAAAGTATCAACGGCCTCCTGCGTAGACTTGCCCTTTGCTAATTCTGACTGTATTAAAGGAAACCCGCCATAAATAATAGCGGTTATGTCGCCACCCCTAACAAGAGCAGTTAAAAATTTAGTCCAGCTTTTTCTATTAACACTTATGCTTTCGGCCCCCTTAATAGCTTCTTTTAGTGCTTCTGAATATCCTTTGTTAAATCTTGCCTCTAAGAATGGCGCATTTTTCCACATATAATCAAATGTTTTCTTTGGACTTAAAATCCCTTCAAGGAAGCCCGCAGTCCATTCGACGGGGTTCATATTCTCTGCATAATTGCCGACTGACATTAGCTGCCGGACAAAGGTGCTGGGATTGAGCGCTATTTTAGCAGTTACCCAATTGTTGATAGCTCTTTGAAACATACTGCTTATAGCGTCAATTCTCTCTGTTTGTTTATTCAATGAAATATTATCTATCTGAGTTATTAATGTATTATAGATATCTTCGCCAAATTTTTGCTTCATTGCGTGTTTTACTTTTCTATCGTTAAACAATCTCTTTAAGGCCTCATATTCTCTGCTAAGATTATCAACATGTTCTGCCTGGGCAATATGTCGTTGTGCTTTGTACCAAGCATTTTTAGGTACAGGTACTACTCTGGTCTTTGCTCTTTCTTTTAGAGCTGACGGTGTTTCGCCCTGTACCCTCATATCGTCAATTACGCTTACTTGAAATTCAGATGTCGCAGGCCAGTAGTTTTCTATAAAGCCTAAATCCCGACCCGTTATCTCAATATTTCTTTTATTCAAAATCTTTCTATAGTCTTGGACAGCCTCTTGGAGAGAGTCGCCGAAAAGTTCATCTTGGGGTGTTAGCTTTCTCATAAGAGTTTCCACTTGGTCTTCGCCAAAGGCCTCATAGTAGTCTTGCTTCTTCTTGTCATTCTTAATAGAATTATAGATATCTATAAGTTCAAGTTTTGATAGTTCCGTTGTTAATCCGTCTTTTATATCTGTTATCTCATAATCAAGCATTGACATAGTTTCAAACATTCTCATAATATTTTTCTCATCGTAAATCTTCGAGGCTTGCTGCGTTATCTCTACGGTCTTTTTATAGGTAGCTGTATTTCTTTTGTTTTCGCTTAATTCGGGGTCATAGGTCTCAGCAAAGGCTTTGCCACCAATAGAATTAAGCATTGAATAAATATTTGAGAAGGCCTTGCGATAGACGTTGCCGATCTTAGTTTTGACTGTTTTTTTATCAGCCTTGATTCTATCTATGGAAGATAAAGCATTTTCAACCCTTTCTTGCCTATTTAATCTTTTCTCTAAATCAGCCTCATTTTTTGCCTGCTTGCCGAGTTCTTTAATCCTCATAATATCTGCGTAGACTTGATTATGTATTTCTAATGAGGCAGAAGCACCGTTAGCTTTTAAGGACAAAAATCTCTTCTTTATTAGGTCAATCTCGTTTGTTACTTCTTCCGGGAATTTATCAAATTCTATCTGTGCCTTTTCTTGCGTTAACTTGTTATAGCCTCTTATCGCATCAAACATCTTGTTGGTCTCATAATCAAATTTGCCAATGCGCCGTTGGCCTACCTTTAGGGGCTTTGTTGTTTTTAATTCTCTCTTTATCTTTACGGAAGCAACTCTTTTTCCCGCCGCTACTTCAAGCCTTGCTATTGTCTCTCTGATAGCAGGTAAAGCCCTTGCTAATTGTTCCTGCGTTTGGATGCTCTTTATAGAAATCGGAATATCAAGCTTTGCTTCTTTGAATAATTTTATGACATCATTCTGAACAGTTTTGATTTCTTTTCTTGCAATTATCTTGCCTTCTCGAATACCGCGCTCTATATTGCGAACCTTCTCTTTCAATATAGTAGTCTCTTTTCTTGTTACTGCTTCAGGCTTAACTTCTTTTATAATTCTCTCAAGCCACTTTTTCTCGCTTTTCCAGTTTTTCTCAAATTCTTGCAAATCTTCTATGCTCTTAAAGTTAGTTCCTGCTTCGGCATTAAGTTCAGCTAAAATTTCGCTCATCTTAACTTTGGGGATGTCTTTTTCCGCAGCTATAATTTCTAATGTACCCCTTACCATATTATATATAGATTCTCCGAGTTCAATGGCCTTCCGGGCGGATGCAACCTTGTCTCCCCTAAGTTCCATTGCCTCTATCTCTTTTTCTAAAGGGGCCTTTTTGTCTGCTTCTGGTTGGATGCTTTTTTCAGTCACAATGGGCTCTGGTAGTGCCTCGGCTGGTTTCTCGACCTCTGGGACTTTTTCAGGCACGATTGCTTCTATTTCCCCTTCAACTTTGCCGATTTCGGGCACTTTTGGGGGTGTTGCCTGCTCTTTTATGAGCTTATCTGCATCTTTGACTAATTTTTCATATTTGGGGTGATCTGTTCCTACTTCTCTTTTAAGCGAATTGGTTATTTTTTGTTTGGCTGTTACGGCTGCAGCTCCTGTTCCTGCCAATATGGTGCTTAAAAGAAAGGTTTGGGGGGCAACTCTCTTGAATGCTTCCATCCAAGTTATCGGCTCTGTAGCTGGTTCTAATCCAGCCTTTTGCATAATGGCAGATTGCCCTTTTTCAGTAATGGTTTCAGTAAGAAATTCCTCTCCATATATGCCTGCTAATCTTGTTACAATGCGACCAGCCAATGCTTTACCAACCATCTTAGTCAACGGAGCCATAAGCAGTTTTGCAAAAGCAAGGTTACTTAATGCTTCCGGTATAGCTTCCCATAGTCCATACTTTGTAGCATCGGCATTGAAATCTTCCTTTAGTTGTTTTTCTTCTTTAGCGGTTATTCCTTCGCCTGTTTTTAATATGCTTTCTTCATCCTTAAACTCTAAATATGATTGCATTACTTCATATGTTGACATTTCAAAAGCGACTTTACCGGAAGCCGCTGTTCCCATTCCCCAAGCTACCACTCTTGCTCCCGGAATTGGTGCAAATGCTATAGGCGCGCCTATTGCTAATCCTGCTCCCATACTCGTTAATGAAAATCCTAAGTTCTGAGGAAGTTGGGCGATGTCTGTTATTTTGATGGGGACGCCGGGCAAAATCTTTCTTTCTCCATATTCTCCCCACACATCTTGGACAAATGTATTTGAGTCAACCCTTGCGTTTCTAAGAATTTCCTGCACCCTATCTCCGTCCAAGACGCTTGCACCTTCAGCTCCCTGATGTGCTTTCAGCGTAGAAGTCATTACTTCTGCAGGAGCTTTTGCCAACGATTCTCCAAAAACTTTAATTGCACCGACTACATCACTTTCTCTCCTTGTTCTTTCATATCGGATTGCGTTATCTATGGGTATGTTCTTCTCTTTTGATAACCTTTTGGCATCAGAATAGATAACCTCCGACTCGGCAATCTTTTCCTCATTGGATTTTCTCAATCCTACAAATTCGGATACCCTTTTCATGAATTGAGACATAGGCCGTTCAGGAGGAGCCGGCCTTAATATGGTTTCAGGAGTTATCTCTCTTTTTATGCCGGGTAACTTTTCTTTGTCCTTGTATAACTCATTAGTCAGATCTGGCAAAAGATTTACAGGCTTATCTTTAGCCACAGATTTCACTTCGCCTGTTAATAGATTAGTAGGCATTTTATTATTCTATCCCGTCTCTCTTTTTTAATATCTCGTAAACTTGGCCGATAGGTAGATTAAGTTCTTGAGATGTAAACTCTAAATCTTCTAAATTGTAGCCGGGGTAATCTTTTCTTGCCTGTTCTCTTACTTCCTCATGGGCAATATCCAGAACCCTCTTGCCTTGGACATTTTCAGCTTGTATCCTTCTCATGGCATTCATAAAAATAAAAGGAGCGCCAAAGGTAGATAGATTTATTATATCAAAGACTTTATTCAAGAAACCATTGCCCGGTTCCTGATTAAGCTCTTCAGCTTTCTTCCTTCCCGCATATACGAGAATAGTAAGTCTGTCTCTACTAATATTTTTGGTCTCTGACAATGCTCTAACAAGAAAGTCGCTTATAGTTTTTGAGTCAGCGGATGTAAATATGCTCTGGGCCAATTCCATAAAGACTTCATCTTTTTCTTCAACTTCAAAACCACCCTTTTGGATATTCTTGGTCATCGCCTCGGCTAACTTCGGATCGGTTAAGGCTACCTGCCTGATTATCTCGGCAGAGTTTGCCCAATCCAGAGTACCGTCGGCTATTTTCGATATATAATCAAATCTGCCATTTACTATATTTTCTGTTCTAATGCGTTCCGCCTCTGCCTTCATGGATTTATCGCCTTTGGCAAGTTTACTTCTTATGTCATTGTAGGTAGATTGAGAGATCTTATCTTTGGCGCTATCTAATAGTGCCTGAGATGAAATCAAATTCCCTGTATTTTGCAAATTTGATATTGTTGCCGCTTCCACTATATCACTGCTGATCTTTTCATTTAATATCTTCCTCGTCGCTTCATCGAATTTTCTATAATAAGGTGCTGCTGTCTTAATGGCATCGTCTATGGCTGCCGTCAATTGATCCGGGGCCCTGATTATTGACGCATCCAATGTTTTCTGGGCAAGGTTTGATTCGGTTGCTATCCTATCGCTTTCATCGTACTGGTTAGCTTCGTGGATGTTGATTCTGTTGCGCACAGTTTCATAATAACTATCCATTGCCGGACCAAGCTTATCGAGTTGATATTGAGAGAGACCATCTAAATACTGGCTACGCATTTTCTGGTATGCCTCATCCGCTTCCTGCATTGACCCTTCTGCCTGCTCAAGTTGACGGACCAGAAATCCTTTAGGGCGGGTTATATCCTGGCCATTGATTTTAATTGTTTCTTCTTCTCTGTTGGTGAGTCGATTTTGCCAATCCTTTCGGGATTCTGTCTCTCTGTGCAAAACTTCTCTATCTTGCTTATCTTGTGCCATCTGTAATAGATGGTCGGCTATCTTCGTCCCTACCTCACTCAGGGCCTGTGTCGCTTTTGCGACATTCGCTCCGAAAGCCCCGGGCACTGCCCTTGGCATGGTTATTTGCGGCATCCTGGGGGCCTGTGTTCTGGCGGTTTCTATCGGTACTTTTCTCTGATATTCAGGTACACGCATTTTTTTCCTCGTTAAAAAGTAAGTCTTGCATATCCTCCACCACGAGCGGCGGAAGCTACTGCTCCACCGCCACCAGCAGCCTTCGTAGGAACTCTCAGTGCCCCTACCGAGGCCATTGATGCCGCTGTGCTTAAAAGTGTAGTGGCTGTTCCTATCCTGGCAGCCTTCTTTGTTTGTTTGCCCGCAAGTTTCAATTGGCTTGCTTCTGCTTTTAACGCCCATGTCTTCATTTTAGTTTCTTCCCCAAGGGTCCAGATATCTCTCTTTGCCTGTTCTCTTATGCCCCAGCTTCTAATATTGGCGTTGTAACGTATGGCAAGTTGATCTAACCGCGCTTTATCAAAAGTACTGACTGCGATATCTGCTGCGGTAACTCCACCTATGCCTAAGGCACCGATTGTGGCTCTCTGTTGGCCAGATAATTCGGCTACGTCTCTGGCAAGCCTGCGAGACTCCTCGGCTGCCGCCGCTTGTTCGGCGGTAATATTCGCTGCTGCCGCCTCGCCTATAGCCTTTTCCTGCATCTTGGCATATTTGCGAGTAGCGGTGGCTTCTTGCACAGCAAGAGCAGATTGGTAACTGTACATAGCTTGCTGGGCCTGACCCTGCTGATACTCACCGTATGCCTTTACGCCTCCGCTTATTGCAAGTGCTGTTACTGTGATAGATATAGGATCGCAGAATCTTTTTTCAACAGAGGGTAAAACATCTGGATATCTATGATGCATATGTATACGTTTATCTTTTAAGAAATCATTAATCACTTGACAATCTCCCAGGATGTGCTATACTACAATTGCTTATCGGAAGCGGATTTTTTATGTCTAATCTGGCCGTGAGTAGGTGTAGAGACTTAACCGTTTCTGATAAGCCACCGAAAGCGGCCACCTTTTTTTGGAGGTAAAAATGACATTTCAAAAAGGTCAAAAACCTACGCATGGATTTAAAAAAGGACATAAAGTTAATGTTGGGCGTCCTTCTAAACTTAAAGGTAGAAAAAGATCTGAGTTTTCTGGTAAAAATAATCCTATGTTTGGCGTTCACCGCTTTGGTGAAAATAGTCCTCATTGGAAAGGTGAAATAATAAGACAAGACGGTCGAAAACTTATTTATGTTTCTAATCATCCTTTTCGTAGTAAACAAAATTATGTCCTTAGATCTCGCCTTGTTATGGAGCAGATAATAGGCCGTTATCTTAGACCTGAAGAAGTCGTGCACCATAAAGGCACAAAATATCCTATTGATTCTTTTGAGAATAAACAGGATGATAGGCCTGAAAATTTGCAGTTGTTTGACAGTAAAAGCGAACACACTAAGTTTCACGCTTCTCTCCGAAAATAAAAATGGTGGAATAATCGCCCCTCAATTCCATAAGGTTTTGGGGTTTCTATTGTCGCCCCGATATGCTTTAGCCATTTTAATGTTCTTTTCCTCTCACAACTTACAAAATTTTCAAGATATGGATAATAACTTAAGAATAGATCTATAAATTTTCTTGAATTTTTTAGAAAAGTCTTTTGAATTTTCTCTATTTCAGAACTACCCAAAAGCCAGATACTTGCAGTCTTACTTAATATAGTTTGAGGAACAATTCCAAACATCCCTACGGGATGGCCTTCTACCTCTACCGTAAGGCACAATGTGGATTCCGCAAATCCCTTTGCTAATGCTTGTTTTGGAGTCCTGTGGTGCGAATATTGGATTTCTTTTTTATCAGCTTCTCTTAACTCAAACGTATCAGAGCTTACCGCATCCCTTATTATTATTGATCCTGCCTTGTAGTATAGTTTGGTCATCTTACATTTGTACTCCCACCAACGGTTACTGTAGGAATTACACCAGTTATGGTTACTGGAAGCGGATCTGATTGCCTATAAAAAAGCCTGCCACCCTCTGCATACCCGGCACCAAGTGATACCGAATGATCGCCGGAATACAAAACATCTTCATCGTAATCAGTGCGAGATTCTAAATTCAGAGAGAACAAATTATCCGAATCTCTCCCTATGTATCCACCCTGGGTGTTAAGCAATCGCAATGCTACATTGGACACATGTATCTTTCTGCCCTGGGCCGTTCCGTCTGGTAAATTGACTTCCACATTCAGAGTTTCTAAGTCTGCATTATATGGCAAGCCGACCTGGACCACCGACGCTGAGTCAATGGTTAGCACACCTCCCGCCGATACTGTTTCTCCGCTAATCACTACTCCGTCGGCAAGAACTGATACATCTTTTGATGCAAGTTGTGAAACTGTGAATGTAGTCGTAGCATCATCATCAAAGGTAGTTCCACAATCAACGAAGAATTGGTCCTCGAGATCCGTTGAGGCCAGACGCTTAACCATTCTCTCAACATATCGCGTATCGTCTCTATTTACCGCAACCCACACCTCATCGTATCCGCTGCCTCTTATGGTGCATACTGATTCAAATAAATCATCACCGTCGTTGGTATCGTGCCAGCTCCAGGCCACTACTTCTTGTTCCCGCATGTAGGTCATGGATAATAAAATGCCATCACTTCTCACTGCCCAGACTATTCTATCGGGATTCTGCTGATAGGCTATTTCCTCTATTGTATAGTTTGTGAATAAATGATTTGAAAATATGGTCAGATCTGCCCCGACAAATGAATCTGAGTTTAGGTCGAATCCTAAATCTCTAACGCTTGTTCCGGTGGATTGAACATAGATTGCACGATTGCCTATGACTACCGGCCTGACACCGTATGAACCTTCCCACCCATGAATTTTATTCATTACAGTTGTGGGCGATAAAGGTCCTGTGCTGGAACGAATGCTCGTTTCGTTAGATAAGGTTAATGCAATCATTTCACTTAGCGGTACTAATCCATTTATTCCATTTACCATTCTGCCCGGCAGAGGCGAAGATATTCCATCATCATCTTGAAGAGGCGAGCTTCTTGAAAAATCAAGATAACTTCCGGTCCTGGTCATCCAATACGTATATGGCTCAGTCTTTGTATTTCCAAATACAAGCCTATCCTCTGGATGAAACTCCACCACCGCTGGCCAGCCGCGATAATTACTCCATGAACTTTCTGACCAATCTGCGGTAGCGCCTGTTTCAGCACAAGTTCTCACAACATCGGCAGTAGCGGTCACTCCATCTGCGGCTACAGCAGTTACCTCGACTATGCCTTCCTGGTAGAACGCATCGGCAGTTAAGTTTACATTGCATGGACCGCTTGTATAAGCACTGCAAGTTGCTCTCACTAAAAATGGTTCGGCATAATCTGACATATCCTCTGTGCCATAGGTGTCGGCATTATAATCATCTGCAGATGAAAATTCTCTTAAAGTCGTCCAGCTACTTCCGGCATCAGTTGACTTTTCTACCTGTATTGTTGCAGTCCATGTGCCATGAGTAATTAGACGCCATGTGCCACCGCACTTTATGGATGAGGACGATTCTACAGCATCGAGTGCATGCGTTACAGCCTGACCTTCTACGTAATGCTCCAATTTGAATAATGATCCAACCTGAAGCGAGTTAAGCGTAAAACCTGATGCTGTCAAAGTTTTGTCATCCCCGGTTGTTGCCGATATGGCCAGGGTATCAGTTGAGTCTGTATTGGCAAGCTGGAATGGACCATTCTCATAAGCATATAGGTTAAGTGACCAATCCATAGTTCCTGCTCTCTCTAACTGGCGCGGGGCATGGTCTGGATGCGTTAAATATAACACATCTGCTGATTGGGTATAATTAAGCTCGGCTAAGTCGTCTTCGGCATAGGGAGTGTATATTGAATAAACAGTGTCAGCTACCCACTTATCTGCGGCCAAGTCTGTTGCAAATGTTCCGGAGGTATGCGCTGTCAAGCATCTATACACAGTAGAACTTTCTGAGACAAAGTCGCCTATTGAATATCCAGTAGCGGTAACCCATGCATCTGCATCCCCGGTTAAGCTATAAGCTGCTACAGGAACAGAGAAGTTCTCTGTCCAACGGGCTATACCCTTAGAAATACGCAGTTCCTCAATCCATCCATCATAATATTTGGCGCTATTTTCACTGTACCCTATTCTTAAGGTAGAAGCTATGTCGCCCATCGTGTCCCAAGCAGTAGCTTCGGTAACTGGCTGTGATATTCCGTCTACAAACATGAGACAAGTGTCGCCACTCCTTACTACTGCTACGTGATACCAGGTGTCTGCATCTGGCCTCCAAGAAGTATAATAGCTGAACCTTGTCGTTCCGCCACTTGCACCTACAAGTTGCAAAACCTTACTGGCGGATCCATTAAAAAAGAAATCCCAATAATTATCGCCGTCTTCATATTGGGTGGCAATAGGCATCTGATCAGCTACTGAGGCAAATCTCACTAAACCATCAATTGTAAAGTCTGCATTCTGCATGAGCCAATCAGCGTTATCAGGAACTGTACCATAGTCGCTATCGCCATCCAATAATAGAGAGGCTGTCCCGAATACTTTTTGAGCAGTATCTAATTCAGCTGTTCCAACCGTAGTTACCGTCTGACCTGTATCAGCAGTTTGGTTTCCTTGATCTCCATCGGCACCATCGAAAGATACTAATAATTCCGAATAAGCGTCAGCAGCTACCATCCCGTCTATCGGAGCACCGTCAGCATAAAATCTGGCATAATATTCACCCATCTCTATGACATAGGTTTGGGTGGTGGAGAATTCAAAAGGCAGGAGGCGAATCTTTTTGGTTGATTCTCTCGATGTAGCAATATATTCTAACCCCGGGCGATTAGATATCCCCCCATGCGGGTGAACGATAAAATTACGGAGTGTCCTGGCGCCTATGGCATACTTAGCCAGATCAATGCGGGAGTATAGAGAAGGAGCAAACTCGCCACCGGCAAAAGAACTTTTGATTCCAGTTAACGGATCTGCCATATCTTGGGCAGTCGTCACACTGCACGATAACGCTAATACCCATACCACTAATATTAGTACTCTTATCGGTCGCATAGATTACGCCTCTTTTAATAAACTATTACCTTTTTTTCCTGATTTTTTTACTTCGCCCTCTTTGGCTTCAAAGCTTACGCGCTGTGTCCATTTTGTGTCCTGCATTCCAGACACGCGCCCCCTGATGTGTATATCTACGTTGTCATCCACCTTAAGATTCATCCCTTCAATAAAAGATAGGGGAAAATCTATCTCCGGATAGATTGTCTTACTCTTTTGCGATTCAGGCGATACTGGGCTGTCGTACAAATCTTTTGCCTTTTGACCCAAGTCTTTCATGCTCTTCTCCTTTTCGATTAACCGCGGGCGTCTACAAAATCAGATTGTTCATTAGCATCATGGCTTTCGTGCTTGCTACCGGCATCATGCCTTTTGGCTTCACTAATTGCATCTTCATATGTTTCCCTCATAGCTGCAGCTTGCTTATCATCACCGTTTAAAGGTTTGGCCAATGCCGCAGCAAGCCTATACGAGAACGCAACGACGAATGCACCGTCAAACAGTGCTGTTGTAGTAACATAATAGGTGTATTCTATATAGGCATCCTCGATGTCGGTAACTATTCTCACCGCATCATTATCGGAATCATACATCCGTTCGTATAACCCGCTTATCGTTTCATCAAGCTTGGTTTGACTATTCACTTTTCTTATTGCCAGGCAGTTTGCGGGATACACATATGCATAGTCATATACGGCTGGATCATAGTCTTCTGTTTCTACTAATGCTTCCTGTGTTTTGGCAAAGCCCCAGTTATATGCGCGCAGGGTTTCTTTAAGTGCAAACTCCCAAATCCGAAGTGTTTCTTTAACCTGAACGGTGGTCGTTTCCGCATCAAGTTGAGCTTGGGTTATTTGAACCTGCGCTATATGCGATAGCGACAGATTGATTATATTGAGTTTGCTGGCCATTGCATTTTCTCCCTTATTTGTCGTTCCCTATAAGCTACGAAGGCAACCAATAGCAAACTGGTATGCGGTTGATGAGCGGGAAAGTAAACGCAGAGGGTAAACATCATCATCAAGCTCCCCAGCAATGCCAAGCCCCTGCAACCCTTTAGCAAATATATAGCAAATAAAATTAATGGAATAATTCCGATCAGACCAATTTCCATAAAGGCTTCTATCGGTTCGTTGTGGGCATTCTCCCAGACCCCTTCGGCTTCGAAACATCCGCGTACAAGGGCGTTAAAAATCGCTTTATATGTTCCCAGCCCCCAGCCGATAATGGGATGTTGCCAGGCCAATTTAATGGTTTCAATCCATACGCTAACGCGAGAATATACAAAGTGGTACCAAAAATTCTTAGAGAGCATAAGGCATATGCTAAACGGCACAAATATTATATATACCCATTTGATATACTTTTTAAATGACTTCATGTCCTGGATGAGAAATGCCAGAAGGAGTATAAGCAGTGCCTTAAACTGCATGGGGTTGCCTACTGAGCCAACGCAGGCATCTGTCTCCTGACCAAAGTTGAGCAGGACATCATTATTGAATGCCTTGAGAAAGAACAAGAATGCCTCCAGCACAAACAGGCCGCATAAGATCTTGAATACCGGCTGCCAGTTCTCACATTCAAGGCATAATAAATAAAAGTAGGCACCTGCTACTACCCAGATAAATGCGGTCATGGATAGGTGCGGGGTATGACTAAAGAAGGAATTTACGAATAGGTAGGGAATAAGAAACTTCAGATAACGATGGGCCTTAGTAAATATAAAACAAATGGCCAAAAGGCCAAAGAAAAGAAATACCCATACAAACTGGACCGGGCTGTGAGTGAATTGAATGCTGAATTCAAACGGCGGAGTAAGAGCCTGTATGGCTAAAATAAACCCTATTATAAAGGGAATGAGTTTTTTCATAATAAAAAGAAGCGGCATTCTTAGAGGAGCTCCAGAGAATGCCGCTAAACTCCTCCCTTTTTAATAAGTAATTACTACGCCTTCAGCACCTGTAATTATCCAACCGTATGTATCGTCTAACCATGTGAGTGTAACCCAGTCATTCACGCTGTCAAAAAATATAGAGGTCCACCCTGTCATGGTCATATCCCCTGGTGTATCGTCTGCTATCGTATAGCCTGCATCAGCTAAGAGCTGAATAGTGATCTCCTGCCCTATTTCACCATCAGGAAACGGATGTATTCCTGGAGAGCCGGATTCAAGATAAATTAGTGAAAAGGCTATGTGGGATGCAGTCAGAGGCGAGACTTGTGAAGCAATGGTAGATACGCCACCCCTGGATGCCCCTCTATATATCAAATCATAGGGAAGTTCTCTTTGTAATAACTTGGTGCGATCATATCCATGCCAAGGGTTGTAACCACAATAGCCAGGAACAGGAAATAACATCAGGCATAACGATACCACTAATGTTAATGCCAAAAACTTTTTCATCATATATTCCCCTCTGTTTGTTAGGAGGGAAGCTTGTAAGGCCTCCCTCCAGTGGGTTAATTTAAAGCTGCTTGTCCATAGTCTTGTTGGTGTCAATCGAGATGTTTGCATCCAGGTTTCCGGCGGTGAAGTTGTTGGCAACAGTATAGTACAGCCGGATGTATCTTTCGCAGAGCTGTGGCGGAATCTGAATATCCACCAAAATTTTCTTGGCGGCCAGATCACCATCGTCGTAAGCAAATGCCTCTGATGTAAATAGTGTCTTCACGCTTCCAAAGGCACTATCGCCATCACACTGCAGGGCAATAGTTAGAGTACCGCTATCGGCACTTACGAATGCCGTATGCACCTGAACCTTTAGACGCGCACCTGGTGCTACTGCATCACCGGATGCCAGGGCATCTATGTGCGACGTAGAGGCTGCGCTTGTAAGCACTTCCTGTCCATCGCTTAACTGTAAATACTTATCAATTATCATGCTCATTCCTCCTGTTGTTTAGTTAAGCTACATTAAATTGCTACTGCGTTGTTAGGTAATTCGTGATTCTGTAACGGTAAGCTTATCGTTGCGACGAATCGGTATACCCATAAAACTCAGGGTCGGCCTCTTTAATCCAGATACCGGGCTTTGTAATTCATCCAATGTGATGTAGGTATTGGATTTGTTGAGGAACTTTACGCGGATCATGGCACGAACCCTGTTGTTGCAATAGAAAACCGGACGGACCATTCCGCTCGGAGGAAGCTTATCCATTGCCTGGGACATCATCTTCAGGATGTTTGCAGAAGTGTCTGAGGCATCGCCTGCGGTTTCGAGGTCGGAGATATCGACGTTGCAGATACGCACTACATAGCGCCAGTCTTTAACAGCGATACCGCACTTCCACTGAAAATGGGTCCTGTACGCTTGGAACGGATTGTCGTCTGAATCTAATACTGTCTGCTCGCCTAAATCCGTTACCTGCATGCCGGCCTTTGAACCTTTGGGAAATATCCCCTGGATGGTCATTGGGGACCAACCTACCAACCATATCGAGGTGTTATCTGAGCCGGTTCCGCCTGCGTCTATCACATTGCCAGATGTGGTGGCGCCGCTAACGGTGTAATAACGAGGCGCAAGACCGACGAACTCCTCGGGGTCCACTGAGGTATCGCCATATATCAATGTAGACGCAAACTCTTGGTTCATTCCCTCGATGTGTCCTAAGTCTTCGGTAAAACGGAACTCAGGGGTATTGCCGTTTAGCATGGCCAGATCTTTATCAACCTCCGAGTATGTTTCCATCATGCCGCAAGTCTCGGTTATCTGGTTAGTGGTTGATTTGGTGCGTACGACGCCTTTGTTCAGGAGCCTCCAGGTTGGGGTGGGAAGGGATGCCCTGACGGTTACCTTGTGGCCTGTCGGCAGATTACCCTCGACGAAACTTATGTCGTCAAGTATTTCATTGTATTCATTCAACACCTCTACGACTTTGGCAATTTTACCATCTGGATCTGCTCGACGCGCCCAGTCAAGAAGGGTTAGTCTATCAGAAGCTATTACAGCCATGTTTGATCTCCTTTGTTATGGTGTTCTGATTATGTTTTTATCCATACAATGTCTGTGCGGCAGATTTTTCTCCTGCCGGTATTGCAGATTGTCCTGGTGGTGTCTTATCCTCGGATATCAACTTGCCGAGCTTGATTAGATCTAAGATAAAGGCCTTATTGTTAGATAGACCTGAGGCATCAAGCATTTCCTGAGTTTCCTCTGATAAGAACCGATCTCGCACTTTGGCCACGTACGCAAGTTGGTCTTTATAATTGGCGCCAAGTTCTTTGACGGTCTCATCATATGAGTCTTGCAGGAACTGCTTAAAGCTCGCAGCTTGGGCATCAGCGTCAGCTTTCTTTTGTTCGGCATATACATTTGCCAATTTCTGGGCTCCCTCTTGAGTAATTTTCAACTCCTTAAGCACAGGGCTGATTTTATCCACTAATCCTTGGTCTAAAGTCATCCCTTCAGGAACTGTAAATTCATACTTCTCGGGAACCTCTCCTGCCTTTGCTTTTGCCTCTTGTGCCTTTACAAGTTCAGCTTTCTTCGGCTTATCCTCTTCGGACAGTTGGTCATCTGGGGTATCGAGCAGCCGCTTGTCTTCTCTGGTCTTCTCGATAACAGTCCTTTTGCCCTTGTCCTCTTCAGATAAGGTATTTATATCGGCATCAAGCAATCGCGTTTCTTCTGCTGCCTGCGCTTGCTTTTGTTCCTCTGTCTGTTCACCCGCCTGACTAAGAATGGTATCTTTTGATGCGGCATCCCTGATCAAGTTCGGGTTTTGTGTATCCGCTGGGTTTGGGTTGGCAGCGGGATTAGTCTCGCCCATCTTGGGTCTCCTTCTTTGATTTCAGAGCGCTGACGTGTTCATTCTGCATCTTAGCGAAGGCGGAACCATCGGCCTCACTTATATCTCTCAATATATCAAGTCCGGCGTTCTGTTGTCCTTCGTTAAAAGCGGATTGGTTACTGTTTGGGGTAAATGAGCTTCGGAATATTCCGTACTCGCTCATCTTTCGCCAAAAGTATCGTCTGCCCTCTGGGGTTTTTAGTATCTTTCTTACATCGTCTATTTCTTTCTGACGCGCACGTCTTTGCGCCTCAGTTAGTTTTTTCTTGCGTTCCTCCAAGTTAAAAATATCATATTCTGGCTCTGGCATTATTTTCCTTTGTGCTTAAAAAGTTCTACCTGGCGAAGGCGATGCTTTGCGGCTTTCTTTGATTTATAGGGTCCGCCCAGATTTTTGCCGCTCTCTGATTTTACACACCATCCTCCCTTGCAAGACGTAATCATCTTATCTCATCCCTGAACATCGCTACTTTTCCATTACGCAGTTTCTTCTTGCGATAGGCATAGCCTTTTTTACCCCGGCCTGAGCCATCACGCCTTCCTCCACCCGGGCCTAAGCCCCTGCCCTGCCCTCCGTATGGCCCTCTTCCGTCTCCGTCTGGCATTATTTATACACCTCCACTTCGTTCTCTTTTTTGCAGTTATCGAGGCGCTTGATGTAACCCTGGCCTCTGCTTGCTAAGAAGACTTCTTCTTTCGGCAACAGGGTTTTTTTGTATATCTTACAACGCTTATGACCTCCAATGGTGCCGAGGTCTTCCAGCTGCTCGCAGCCATCACAGAAGTCTTTATTCCGGAGTTTTATCTTCATTGATTCATTTCCTTTACTGACTCTAATGTCCTGTCCAATGCGCTATCCGTACCCATAGGGGCTTGGGCCATATCCTTTACGGCCTTGCCGCCTTTTGCTGCGGCTTCCGCTATGGCCCTTGCCCTGTTCTCGGCTTCTGTGGCTGCTACTTTCTCGCTCCTTTTTCTCCTGATCTCTGATGCCTCAGCTATGGAGCGAACAATCTTCGGCGGCACGCCAAGCATTTCTGCCTTGTGCCGGTTCTTCTCGTCAAAGTTTATGATGTCAATAACGCTTGGGTCTACATCGGCGTCGGCAAGGACGCCGGCTGTCCAGATATCTATGGCCTGGATATCAATCATCCTCTGCGCCTGGGCAAGGATAGAGGTGTATTGCACTTTTATCTCTACGCCCTGCAGTTGCTCAGGGGGCTCGGGGAATACATTATTGCGTAGGCCTATGGCGAATGTCCTGTCAATTAAAGTTTTAATGAATTCGTCGCCTTGCCATAGTTCAAGGATTGGTCCAATCTTGGATATCCGCTCGCTCTGGCGCTCCGCGACCTCGGTGGCGGTGATCGGTGTTCCCTTTCTCTCGGCCTCTATCATCATCAGGAATAGGTCGGCAAAGAAAAATTTTCTGATCTTCTGTTTAGTGTCTTTTATTGAGACATCCAAGGCGGCGATATCTATATCCACATCATAGGCGGTCTTTACTCCCGCGTTTGGCAGCTGGGCCGAGAACTTGGTTACTCCTCCAGGCAAGGTATTCACCTCGCCCACCACTGATGAGTCTACTTGTAGCGGCGGATTGCCTTTCTTTGCCAGGGCAATTAAAAGAGCCTTTACCTTTTCCTGCAACTCTTTTACGCTGCCGAGTGCCTTCCATCCCGGGCCCTTGCCATATACATCATGGCTGGTGGTAAATTCAAACCTGGGGCCGAGTATCGCCTGCTCCTCATATCCGCCTAAGCGCAAGTATTTGGTCTTTTCGTTGTCCTCCCAGTAGACAGAGCGGAATTCCATATTACGGTAGTCTTTTAGAAATGGGATGCGGTCATCGTTTGTCTCTATGAGATGATTTACAATATGCCAGCTATCGGGCTTGTTCTGTTGCCAGTCTATCTGAACGGCTTCTGATACATTACCGAGGCCAAACTCCTTTACCATTTGTCCGGTGGTCATCCAGAACCTATGGTAGAATCCGTCTATCCGGCCCCGCTTGTCGCGGCTTAATAAGTATTCGCCTATGGTATAGTTGGTTAGGTGGATTACGGTATGAGAGTCTTCCTCTACAATCGCGCAGGCCGTTCCGAAAGGGGCAAGTTCGGTATACATTGAGGTCAGAACGCTATAGGTATTCGACTTCTGAAATATCGCATACATGATTTCCTGAACATCCTGGAGCCAAAATTTTATATCGGGTGTATCCATTAGCTCTTTTTCTTCAAGATAGAGCCTGAACCATGGCCGGGCCGGTGATGTAAACCCGCTTGTCATGCCGGCCGCGAATGTGTCGATGTCCAGGGTGGCCTCTTCATCGATTAGGGTCTTGTGGTCTATCTTGGAGCCCTGGTTAGGTGTGCGGGTATCAAAGAATCCTTTGGTGGGGTATTCATATGTCTGAAGTTCTTTGTGGGTGGCGCTCCACTTCTGGCCTTCTTTTTTCATTGCCCCTGCGCGCTTGATCAGCAATCCATGGTCCAGCCCGGTGTTAGCAAAATCAGGCGGGGGTATCTTTGTCTCTGCTCTGTTGCTTATGAGTGCTGTTGACATCTTCTTATGTCCCTAATTTGCTCTTGCCCATACCGGGGCCTAAGTCCGCTCCTGCGCCGACTATCCCCAGGGGGCTGGTCTTGATGGTTGACAATATGCCATAGCGCGCTGCCCTTATCTTCTTCCGTCTTTGCTCTGTTGCTCTCTGTGAGGTCGTATCGGATGGGGTTCGTGAGGGCATAGGCGCTATCTTAGGTGGTGCTGTTGATGGCATATAACGAATTTCAGGTTGCTTTGGTTCACCGCCCATTGGTTTCCTCCTCCTTTAGCTGCTTTCGTGAATACTGCCTAAACCTATTAGCGTATTTTCTCCGTTGGTAATACATTCCCTTGATTTGCGGATGCCTCTGCGCTGCCTTATGGAGGAGCCGTCTTAGCGTGCCATTGCGCCTATAATCCTCATGGATCCATATCTCATGAATGAGGGCATACTCACCGTTCTCGTCTGCCTTGCCTGTCTCATCAGTTGGCCACCATTCACAAAACGCATATATAAGCACTCCTCCGATTTTTTCTGTCTCGAACACTAATTTTGGGCTGGGGCTAAGGGGTTGTAATTCGTGCCTACTGCGAATTCCTGGACTTGCTCCCCCATTGCGTTTCGTCGCTTCTTGGTTACCGGCATGGCAAAGGTGAGGGCTAAGAGGTCGCCTCTTGTGGGTGAGGCCAGGCCCCGCTTCCTCATTACCTTCTTGCTCTCTAACTGTATCGTTTGCTGGAGGTTGTCCACCTTCTCCACTCCGGTCAAATCGTCTATCATCTTGGGTTCGTTGGGGATAGAGCCTCCGTCTATGAGCCACTGCTTGGCCTTGTTCCACATATCGGCTCGCTTGTTGGCGCACTCTGATGTTGGCGACTTGCTGCCGAAGTTTATCAGTATCCAATTGCGATTGAGGCGCTTGCCGAATGAGTAGATGCCGGTGCCGTATCCCTGGTCTATGAAGACCGCATCGGCCTGTTGCTCGTTTTCGTGGCGGGCTACTGCGTCTGCTATCGCTCCGTCATCGTCGTTCTTGGCAAATACCTGTAGAATTGTGAAGGCTAATCCCTGCCGCATGGCTATGCCTGTTTCGTCCCCCCCGGTCCAGCCTGCGTCCACGCTGATTATCTTGGGGGCATAGAAGTATTGGTGTTGGTTGAGTTTAAGTGCGGCGGCCTTCTCGGCTATGGCTGTGGCTATAAACTGCAGGTCGCCTGCTGATGGGAATTTTCCTAATATATGGACCTTAACCCAATCGCTGTCTATGCCTAAGTCGTCTATGAAGCCCTGGACCTCGGTCTGGTTGACCAGCATGCTCTTGCGTATGTCTATCTGCCACTTCTTCCAGCGGTGCCTGAACTTACCCCAGCATTCCCGGAAGCGGCCGGTGGTCCTGGTGGGGTTGCCTGAGACCAGCCAGATTATCTCGGTGTCCTTGTCTGTTAGCGCACCCTGGGCTACGTCCCATATCGTGTCTGGTATGGCTGAGGCCTCGTCAAAGACGAGCAGGATCCGCCTGCCTCTGTTGTGTAGACCGGCGAATGCCTCTGTCTTCTCTTCGCTCCAGGGTATCTGGTCTATGCGCCAGGTGCGCTCATGCTCCTTGTCTTTAGCGTAAATAGCTGTTGCGGTTAGGTGAAACCAGTGTTTGGTTATGCAGATATGGTACCACTTGGCCAGCTCGGCCCAGGTCTTGGTCTTCAGCTGGGTCTCTGTGTTGGCTGTTACGACGCCTCTGGTGTCTTCGAATGTGCTCATGGCCCAGAGGATTAGCCAGGCTACCAAGGCGCTCTTGCCCGGTCCGTTCCCAGCTGACATGGCTATTCTTATTACGGCGCTCACTGCCTCCGTTGGGTCAATCTCTTTCTTCTTTAGCCGGTGGGTTAGGTATTCTAAGACCTCTGTTTGCCAGATATCCGGGCCGGCAAAGTCCTGCAAGGGTCCGTCTGGTTCGCCCCAGGGAAAGGCATAGTGCACCCAGGCAAGGGGGTCGTGGACGAAGCGCTCCATATCCGCGGCTAATACCTTGAGCGGTGGATCGTGCTCCAGGATTAGTGTGCTGCGTCCGTCTACTCTGGCTGCGTAGCTTTGGTCTCTCTGCACTCGTCTGCTCTCTTTCGTGCTGCCTTTATTGCCTCTGCTAATCCTTCGAGACCCGGGATTTCGTGTATGTCGGTAAACATTTTCAGGTGTTGGCCAAGCAGTTTCAGGGCCTTCAGGCGTCCTTCTATTTTTATTGTCTTGGCTGTGCCGATGCGTTCGCGGTCTTTGCCTTTGCCTTCAAATAATTCTTCTGTTTCTATTGACGTAATGCTCTTGCGCAGCGGCTCCGGCATCTCGCTGATTGGTTTTAGGTTGCCGTTCTCGTCGTAGGCGTCGTTGATATCGATGTTGGCGCTGTTTAATATTTGGCGTAATACGAAAGTTGCGTCAATTTTCAGCGTGTCCAGCTGAATTTTTATCAGCTCGTTGACTCTCGCCTTAACCATAAGGTTGGATAATAGCTGCGACGCAATTTCCTGCGCCGATTTTACACTATACTTAGCCCTGATCGCTGCTTGCGTTCCATTCCTGTCTATCAGGTATTCGTGGCAGAATAATTCTTGCTGGGGCGTGAGTGGTTTGAGTTCCGGTTGGTTCTCTTGCGGGTTTGCTGGCGATTCAGCCATGCTAAATTCTTACCATATTATTTCCACATTGTCAAGTTCTTTCTTAAAAAAAAAGCCGCGCGGGGCTGCCTATGTATGTGCTCTTTCAGGCTCTACCCCGCGCGTTCCG